TTTCCAGGGCGTACGACATCGGCTTTCGCCTGTTTGTCCACCACTCAATAACCCTGTCGCTACCGTGGTCGCCGGCCCACTTTGACACCCACGACTGCCAGTACGGGGGGTCAGCGTACATTCTCCAGACGTTGTATTGGTTAAATGCTTCTGCGACAACAGCATCAACCTCTGTTACAGGGACCTGCCATTTATCTTCCTGCCCGTAAGGGTATTCCCAGGCTCCCATCACCCACTGGTAGCCGGTTTCAACGTGAGTTGCCACCAGACCGGTGGAGTCGTGAAACTGAGCGCCGTCAAAGCCTAGAACTATTAAGTCGCCAGGCTTGGCGGGATTATCTTTTCTGACTAATTGCTTCCAGCGCTCTGTATCAAATGCTTTATAACTGGATTTTACAAGTCGGTTACACCAAACCCGCTCCCAGTATGTTCTGTCGGTGGTCGGGTCGCGCCATAACTCCACTATCGCGTCTATGTCACGCCAAGCGGCTGCAGGCCCGGAGGCTTCAATTACGGCATCCCTTGCCCCTTTTTCGGTGTTCAAATCGTGTTCGTCAGAGGCTTGGCGATGGAAATAAAACAACCGGGCGTCTTTTACCCGGCCATCCTGTATGGCTTTTGCATATTCCATGGTGTCCTCTGCCACTGATCCGGTGCCTGGCTCCGGGGCTGTTGTTACTTCCAGCGCCCAGGCATCTGACATTTTACGTTTTGGCAGGTTGGCCATCATGGTTTGGTGGGCTTTTTTTAGCTTTAATAGCGTCCACCAGTGGGTTTCATCAGCAAGCTGGAAAGTAGTCCGGGCTCCGTCACGGGCGCTGGGGCTATTGGACAATGAAACGGCTTTGCCATCACCTCGCCGGCGCATTATGCGGTCCAAGCCAATATCAAAATCATCGCGAAGGGGACCCTCGCCCAGGATAACCCGAGTTCGTCAGATTGTTCTTCAGTATATGCCACCATAGGGATGTATGGATCAATTACTGGCCTGCCTAATGGGTTGCCTCGCCTGTCAAACCCGTCACACCTGACAGGCGCTTCATGGTGCAGCTCGCAGGCTGATATCCAGGCGGCAAGCTCGGTTTTTGCAAGTCCTTTGGCAAAACTAAGGCCCACCCGCTTAAACCTTCGACGACCCTCCAGTGTGTGCCCCTTTGGGAACACCTCGTAGGCCCGGTATATAATTGCCCTTTTTTCTTCGTCCAGCACAGCCGGCTGTCCGCGAAGGTCGCCCGGTCCGAAGATTAAATTCTCCTCGATGAAATCACAAACCTGGGGTCCCAGGGTCGGCCACAATTCTTTATCGCGCGGAACCATCAAAATACTCATTCAACCACCCCAAGAATCCCTCGCGGGTCAGCTTTATGCGGAGGCGTATGGCGTTGTGGCGATTTCCTTTTCTTCTCCGCTTCTTCACCTTTCAAGACCTCCCACTGTAACCGTGAGCGGTCAACGGGGGAGAGGCCGAAGCGAGCTTCCTGGAGTCTGATTTCGGAAAGCACTTCCCTGTTCGGCTTATTGTAATAGTCATCCACGAGCAGAGCAATCCTTGCCAGGCCGTCAATGTCAGTCGGCAAGTATTCTCCGGCCATAGGTGACTCCCATACTCTCTTCCACCACTGACGAGTCAACCTGTGAAACTTGCGCTTATCAGGATTTTGCAGGGACGGTATTTTTTTCTTCTCACCCAGATCCGCACCTGGCGCCTCCAGTGTAGCAGCCCCTGATTTTTTATTTCGTCTTTGACGTATATTTGCCGGTTTTGGCGCTGGTCCTTTTCCGGCCATAACTAAAACCCCCTGACTTGTACAGAAAAAAATCCTATGACCCTGCCGGTCTAGGGCTTAAAAGCTGTAGAGAGTTGACCCGGCATACCCCTCTTTCAAGCCTCTATCTTGAATTCAACCTTAGTTCCTTTAATGGAGTTGCAACGCCTGTGTGCAAGCTGACAATTATCCGGGTGATGCTTTCCTCCTAAAGACAGAGGAACCACATGATCTATTGTGGCCCCCCTTGGATCTTCTGGGTTCTTGTTGTAATCAACAGGTTTCCCACATATTTGACATAGTCCCTTGTCTCGCTTATAAATTCTTGAAAAATATACAGGCTTCACAAAAGCTTTCTTTAGTTGTTCTTTTCTTTGCTTTTTATAACCTTCCTTAAAATGCTTTCGTGCACAGACTTCTGAACAATACTCTCTCGCGCTTGCCATAAAGTTTGCTTTAAATGTAGATCCACATTCTTTGCATACCTTAGCTATATAATCATTAATAAGAGATGCGGCCTTATTAGTTTTCCAATATCGCATTCCTTTTTGACGAGCCGTTTCTTTCCTGCACCCATCTGAACAATAGGTAGATAGCTTATGCCCATAATATTCCTTGCCGCAAATAGTGCAGATTTTCAAAACATCTTTACACTCCTCGGAGCAGTAATCGCCAATACCGCCCATTATCGGCTTTCCACACCTCTTACACCGCTTTGCTTTATCCTTAAACGCACATTCCCTCGAACAGTATGTAATTCTATCAGACGCCTTCGGAATGTACTCCTTGCCACAATGTTTACAAGTTCGCGGTTCCCTTTTCGGATGATCTATTAGCCACTTATCTCCGCACTTCCTCGAACAAAAAATTTGCCTGGTTTCATTTCCCTTACTGGGAATAAAATCTTTACCACACTGCTTGCACCTTTTCAATTCCATCTCTCCCTAAATGTTTTTCTCCCAAAAGGAAAACGCCTTAAATGGCGTTTAAAACATAAAACCTGTTTAAGCAGAGGTGGGAGTTCCTTCTTCGCCCCGTCGAGCTATCTTAAACAGGTATATTAACTTTTCTCCCTTACTTCAAAGCGTCCAACCTTACCATTAACACCATAAATTTGCCAAGTGCGCTTTCTGTGGCGCTGCTATCCTGTGCTTCCATAGCCTTGACAACTTCGTCACATGCATCTCTCAACTGTTTAAATGCCTCTATTGGTTCCATGTTTAACCCTCAACTCTCTTTGGTAGTATTCTGCCGTTACACCTCGGGCAATTAGTTCCAGGTGTTTGCACGTAGTCACCACTAAAGGGTAATCCGCAGTCATAACATTGATATAACTCCATATCTTTTGTGGTTGCAAACTTCTCCATTAACCGCCTTGCTCTCCAGCCATTACATGTGGACAAGACCGCTTTATCACAGTCATCTCTGCACTCATTGCAAATACCAGGAGCTACATAGCGCCCGACTTCAGCGATAAACTCGGCCATTTCTTTTGCAATGTCTAAATCCAAAACCCTAATGTCTATATTCATAAGCGTCTTTGCCACAATTATTTCCTCCCCAAACTAAACGGCTCAGCTTCGCCCTTAATAGCCCTTCTGCCCTTAACACTGTTGCAGTGAATACAACTACCTTGATGGTTACTCGACTCCCAGAACAAAGGGTCACCCGGTC